GCATATGAGTATCCGGCATAACGTCTGGAATGGCCGCAACATGGGTAAGATCAACGCTGTCGCTTTCAATTTCCTGTTCAAGCAAGAAGTAGAAGCGGCTTTGGTGAAAACGTCATGAGCTGGCTACAGCGTCAATTCGGTATAGGAAGGGTCAAGACAGCGCTCAATGACGACATCATGTCTGCCGCCTTTGGTATGACGGGCGGCACGTCCAACCCCATCACGACCTCCCGCACGGCAATGGAGAAATCGGTATGGGTCTATAGAGCGGTTAATACGGTCGCCTCGCGTATCGGTTCCCTTCCCTGGGGTCTCTACCAGGGCGAGAAGGCGGCAATTAGCCCGGCCCGTATTCTGAAGCGTCCCAACCCTTATCAGACCTTCGTAGAAGTGCTGGAGCAGGTTGTTTCATGGCAACTCCTGAAGGGGTTTGGCGCTCTCTATGCCGAACCGATGAACCTCCGTTCCCTCGATGCTGACATGATCCGCAACGAGAAGGGGACTCTTCAGGTGTTGGAGGGTGGAAACTGGAAGCAGATCGACCCCAAGCTCCTGGTCTTGTTCCCCAATCTGAGCCTGACCGGGCAGATGGGGCTTTCCGAGCTGAGTACGGTCATGGACGCAGCCAACATGGACGAGAACGCCAAGCAAGTCTGGAACAATCAGATGAATTCGGGCGGCATCCTGTCCGGCCTCCTGTCCACAGACGTGAAGCTGTCCGATGTAGAGCTGAGCGCCATGAGGGCAAGATGGGAAGAGCGGTACGGCGGTGTCCAGAAGGCCGGGACGATGGGGTTCCTGGGCGCGGGGTTCAAGTTTACTCCAATGGGAATCTCGGCAGCGGATATGAAGATGCTGGAAGTCTCGAAGGTGACCAAGAACGAGATTGGTACGGCCTTTGGCGTTCCCGGTATCTTCTTGGGCGACATGGAGAGCGTGGATTATAGCAATGCGCAGATCCAAGAGCGCATCTTGTACTCGAACACGGTATGCCCCAAGGCCGACAGGTTGGCAGACAGGATCACCACGTTCCTCTTGCCCTTGCTCGGATTGAAGGGGCTGACGTTCAAGTTCGACTACTCAGGTATCGAGGCACTCCAGGCAAACAAGCTGGAGCGGGCGCAGATTGATGAGATCAACCTCCGTACAGGTGTCGTGACCATCAACGAGATTCGTGAGCGCGACGGCTACAAGGACAAGAAGAAGTGGGGCGACGCATGGTGGACTTCTGCCATGTCCGTTCCTGTCACTTCTGCCGACATAGCCGAGCCTGTTCCTAGTTTGCCCCCTGATGCCCCTCCTGTCCCCGTAGACGAAGGGAAGGCTATCCAGAAGGGTATTTCATCGGAGACTCGCAGAATCATCGCCAAATCGTTCCTTTCGACGGTGAAACCACAGGAGCGCAAGTTTGCCTCCAACACCATGCGAGTGTTCAACGCACAGGCCAAGGATGTTGTGGCGTGGGTAGAGGAGCATGAGAAGGCTGCACCCGCCAAGACCCTGAGGGCTGTTCTCGCGGATGAGGACTTCGTGGAGACGTGGCACTCGCTGTTCGTGGCCTTCGGCAAGCAAGCTCTTGAAGATGTGGCGGCAAGGTATGACATGGTGGTGCCCGATGGCTCAGCAATCCTGAAGTGGATTCGGGCGCAGGAGTCGAAGCACTCCAAGCTTGTCAACGATACGACAGCCGACGAGATCAGCAAGATATTGGCTGATGCCCGCGCCAATGGCGAGTCCATCCCGGACATGGTCGCCAAGACGAAGCAGTATTTCGATGGGATAGCGTACCGGGCTGAGCGAGTCGCCCGCACAAACGTTGTGGCTTGTAACAACGCTGCCGCGCAGGATGTCTACGTTGAAAATGGGGTCAAGCAGCACGAATGGCTCAGTACACACGACGGAGCCACGCGCGGGAACGACCCTTCTGACGAATGTGACCATGTGTCTGCTGATGGTCAAGTCGTAGACATCGGGAGTCCGTTCATTGTCTCGGATGAAGAGTTGATGTACCCGGGCGATTCGGCAGGAAGTGCAGCCAATACGATCAACTGTCGTTGCACGATTCTCCCGGTGATCTGACATGAACTACAGCGATCCTAAACAGGCTGCAGCCAAGCGAGCGCATGATCGAGCCTACAACGCGACGCATAAGGAGCAACGAAGGGTGTATTGTGCCGCTCACCGTGAAGAGTTTGCCGCCAAGCACAAGGCGTGGCTGGCAGAGCACAAAGAACAAGTACGGGCGTCCGATATTGCCTACCGTGCAGCTCATGCGGATGAATTACGCGAGAAGCAACGCGAGTACAACGCGAGCGAAGCGGGAAAGGCGAGGGCCGCAAGGTACGCCAGCAAGCATATTCAAGAGCGGCGAGAACTGGCCCGCGCTTATCGTCAGACACCTAAGGGTGTCATTGTGCACCGCGTGACAGAGCGGAAGCGCAGACAAGAGAAACGCGCAGGCGGAACGCTTGATAATGCTGCGTTCTATGCCAAATGCGCCGATCTTCAGTGGCATTGCCAGATATGCGGCAAGGAATTGACGATAGAGAACGTCACCATTGACCACATCGTGCCAATTAGCAAGGGAGGAACGAATGCTATCGAGAACCTCCAGCCGCTATGCATGCGTTGCAACAACATCAAATCTGACAAGCCGATGAGCGTTGTTGTGGGTTCGCAGTTCTTGTTCGACTAGGAGGTTGGCATGGAAACCAAGTTCAAGGAGTTTGTTGTCGAATCGAAGGCCCTCGATGACGGGTCGTATGAGGCGGTGATCACCACCTCAGCCAAGGATCGGCAGGGCGAGATCGTGGTATCAACGGGCATGGACGTGGGGAACTACATGAAAAACCCCATTGTCCTGTTTGCCCATGACTACGCTTCTCCTCCTGTCGCCCGGGCTATCAGCCTTACCACTTCCGAGGCGGGTATCACGGCGCGGTTCGTGTTCCCCGAGAAGGGGGTATCCGTCAGAGCGGATGAGATTCATGCCCTGTGGGATGCTCATTTCCTCAATGCCGTCTCCATCGGCTTCCTGCCCCAGGAATGGGCGCAGGACGCAACCGACCCCACCATCACGAAGGCAGAGCTTCTCGAATTTAGCATCGTCCCTGTCCCCGCCAACCAGGAAGCACTCAGGCTGGCATTGGAACAGGCGCAAGTGGCACTCAAAGAGGGGCGCGTTCTTTCCAAGTCCAACCGCGACCTCGTACAAACCTGTGTTGACTCGCTGACAGCGTTGCTGGCGGCATCGGACAAGAGTTCGTCAGGAGACGAGCAGCCCGATGAGGCGTTGGCATACCTCGAAGCGTTACATAAGGATTTGACGCATCAGACCTGAGGAGGTCTAGCATGGAAGCTGAAGTTATGAAGCAGGAAGTCATCGACGCCGCCTCTGCGAAAGCATTGGAGACGCTGAAGAAAGACGGCACGTACGTTGGCCGTGAGGAAATCAAGGGTCTCATCCATGACGAGGCGATGGATGTCCTGAAGGATGTCAAGCCCGTCCTTCCGACCGAGTTTGATGCGGACACTCCCAGTCAGAAGCGCATGGTTATGGAAGATGTCTGCAAGTGGTACAGCAGGGTACTCGGAGAGAACAAGGCGTGGGAAGACACCACGACCCACGTTGGCCTCGAGATGGTTCCCTCTCTGGTTGCCGGACGTATCATTGAGAAGCGGGACAACGCGCCCGTGTTCAAGTACACGACCCCTTTCCCCGATGACAAGGGTACGCTGATTGTTGAATCCACACAGGCGACCGCCCTCCGTATGGGTGCCGCCCGCGCTGCAACTGCTGAAGTCACGCCCGCCCCGACTGAAGTCGATTACTCCACCTACGGCGGTACGGCATGGCTGCTTCTCGGCAATAAGCTCATTCGCAACGCTGTTCCTGCAATCGTCAACTATATCGAGAACGCGCTTGTCCGTTCCATCGTCCGGCTCCACACTTACGAGTGGACGCTTGGCTCCGGGACGCGCTCGATGACGGGCATGTTCACGAGTGCAACAGCTCGTGATTCCACGGCGGGAATCGATACTCTTGCTGAGCTGACCCTTGCTGACACGATGGCTGCGTATTTTGCGCTGGAGCCTCAGTATGCTGATACCGCTATCTGGCTCATGCCGAACACGGTTATCGGCAAGCTGGCGACGCTCAACAAGGTCGATACGCCCCTCATTGACATCCCCAACAAGACCCTGATGGGCCGTCCGTATGTCGTCCTTCCCTCTGACTGCTTCGAGTCGCCCGCTGACACAAAGGCATGGAGCTATTTTGGCGACATGTCCTATTACGACGTGTTCGAGAAGACTCCCATTCAGCTGAAGGTCTCCCAGGAAGGCAAGACGCTTGTCACGGGCGATCAGACGGTTATCGCTGCACAGTTCGAAACTGACGGTCACGTCGTGTTGGGCGAGGCTATCAACAAGAACCTCTACAACACCGCCTAGTCCTGATTGATCTCGGGGCGGCTAACCACCGCCCCATTTGAGGTGTCCATGAAATACCGAGTGACAGCGAAGATGCCAACCAATGTGGAAGGGTACAGGGCCGGTGATTTGGTCGAGTATCCCTTGGAGATTGCGACCCGACTCATTCTGAGGGGCTATATCGAACCGCTTTGTGCCGAGCCCCTTCCTATGGACGAAGCGAAGCAGGACAAGATGGTGCGCCACAGCAGGCGCAAGGAGTCATAGATGGGATATGATCGACTGAATCCCGCCATTGAGCCGTACCTGACGCAGAGCATCACCGGGCTCTCCGTCCAGCGGCTGCATTGGTGGAGGTATGCCCTGACCGCAGCCGAGGCCGAAGCCCCCGGTGCTGCCACGGTTCATGCTGCCATTACGATGCAGGACGGGGTAGCGCAGACCATCACTACAGGCATTACGCAGCCGAAGAAGCCGCGTACCTTGTCGGTTACTGGCGGTCACGCGGACTGTGCGGGCGTGGTTACGATCCACGGGACGAACATCAACGACGACCCGATCTCCGAGTCAATCACGCAGAGCGGAGTGTCAACGGTGCCAGGAGCCAAGGCGTTCAAGCATATTGATTATATCGAAATCCCCGCCCGTAGTTCAGCCAATACCCCGACCGTTACGATTGGAACGACGGATGCCTACGGCCTTCCCCTGTGCCTTCCCGCTGCTGCGTGTCTGTATGCCACGTATCACAACGGAACGCTGGAGGGAACGCCCGCCACGGTCACGGTGGATGCGGACGAGATCGAGAAGAACACCGCTGATCCGAATTCTGCCAGCAACGCCGATCATACCCAGGTCTTCATCGGCTACATCTACACCTGAGCATAAGGGGGTGTCACAGTGGATATCACAACCTTAAAGCAATACTTGTCACTTGGTGACACGACCGACCGTGACACCCTCCTGCAATCCTTGGCTGATTCCGCTGTCGGGGCAATCAGCAACGAATTAGGGTACTCGATTGCCTCGCATACTGTGACGCAGCAGTCGTGCGGCTACTCGCAGATCGCCTTCACCGACCTTCCCGCCACATCCCTCGTAGTGAAGTACCGCGAGGACTTGACGGACATTACAGGAACGGGCGACGTGACCTTGACCGCTTGGCTGGACTACTACCCACAGCCTCACCACATTGAGCTGAAATCCTATCGGAGTTTGGAGCCGCGCATCATCCTCTCGTACAACGCGGGATGGACTACGCTCCCTGAGCCAATCGAGCAGGCAATCAGGCTCTATGTCGCCTATGCCCTGCGACTGACGGCTCAACTTCAACCGGGAGAGATCCCCGATACCAGGCTCCCGCGGGAATGCCAGCAGTTGATCGAGCCGTACAAGCCACTTCACCTGCCATGATTGGAATTGAGATTGAGGGCATGGCTGAATTGAACAAGGTACTCGAAGGCATGGCAAAGGAGTACCCCAACGCTGTCTATCGGGGCTGTGTAGATACGGGGTTGAAGATCGAGCGGGAAGCCAAGAAGAACGAGACCCGTGTGGACACAGGTAATCTGCGCTCCTCTATCGCTACCCATGCAGACAAAGAAGCAAAGACAGTCATGGTGACGGCTGGCGGGTCTGCAGGAACTGGCGAAGGACAACTGAAGGACGTGGATTACGCCGTGTATCAGGAGTTTGGCACGCGCTATATGCCTGGTCTGTTCTTCATGACCCATGCCGCTGAGGTCGGATTCCGGCTCATGCCCGATTTCGTCAAGAAGCGCATCGACGCAGAGGTCAAGACAAAGTAATGGCGACCGACAAGGTTGATGCGGTCATTGTCGAACTCAAAAAGGCCACGATCTACGGCAAGCGGGTCTATCGTGGCTGGCCCCCTGTGGCCTCACTAGAGCCTTGCTGTGGAGTGCAAGAGACAGAGGTGGGGGAAAGTACGGTTGATCACAGCTTGTCCCGCTGGAGCGTCCAAATCGACTCATGGTGCAAATCCTCAGAAGACATTGTGGCAGCAAAAGCGGCAATCAAGGTCGTGGCTGATGCCTATCACAGCTCGGTAACTCACCGCTGTATCCCTGAAAGCGGAAAGACTCATGTCGTCAGCACGCTCGACGTGCTCGGAGGCTCATAATGGCAATCACTTCTCTGGAAACCAACATCGCCGTCGCGCGGATAGCCGACGTCGCTTTCAAGGTTGCAGGCGGCACTCAGACGGACTTGGCAGAGGCTACTGATATTTCAGCCAATGCGGAATGGGACTCGGCAGAGGGAAAGGGTGAAGGCAAGATCGCAGCAATCAGCACGAAGCTGACCAAGGCGACACTCACGTTTGGCACCCTGAACCTTTCCACGACCAACTTGGCACTCCTGACGGGCAACACCGCTCCGAGTCTCGGAGCCACGACTACCCCAAACTTTGTCCAGACAACGGAGTTCAAGGTCACGGCGGTCGCTCCCTACTTCGCGTTTGGCGTCAAGTCCACGGACATCACGGGACTTGGGACGCTAGACGCTACGGAAGCCCTCCCTGCGGACTGCATCATCATCTTCCCCAAGTGCAAGATCACGAAGATCGATGACATTCTCCCTGCCGTGGATGGATTCGCTACAGTCAAGGTAACTGCTACCGCTATTGCAGATGGTTCCGATGTGCTGTTTAAGGTTATCGAGAACCAGACAACCGCCGCTATCAGCCTGTAATGACGGTAGACGAATATAGGCATAGAACGGTTGACCTGACCTTTCCCTCGGGGCTGGTATTGACCATCCAGCCCCCGAAGGTCAAGGCCATGATGGATGTGGCCTCATCGACAAGCGACCCTTCCGAGGTCTTAGCCAAACTCCTGAAGCTGGTAGAGGCGCAGTTCCCGGAAGGATTCACGCTCGATGACATTTCTGACCCGAAGGATTGGGCTTTTGTGCAGGAGTGGATAGGGCGTTTTTTTCAGGAGGCCGTGCCGGAATCACCGTCGAAGTCGAACAGCTCCTCAAACAGCGCTATCTCACAACCGGGCAGTGGCCCCACGACTTCCTAGACATCGACTTCGAGCAGTGGATGTTTGACATTGCCGTGCTTGGCGGTGCTGCTGAAAAAGAGCAAGCGGAAGCAATCAGGGCTGAATCCATCAGACGGTTGAAGGCAAGGGGGCGGTAATGGACCTCAAAGAGTTGATCCTGCGTATCAAGGGAGATCCCAAGGGCGCAACCGACGCGCTTGGCAAGGTTCAAGCCGCCACGTCCAAGTTCGGCGGGGTCGTCAAGTCCATTATCGCCGGGGCCGCTGTCGCCGCTGTGGTCAAGTTTGGCAAGTCCTGTATTGACGCAGCGGGTGAAGCGCAGCAGGGAGAGGTCTTGCTCCGGGCCAGCATGGGGAACATCAAGGGCATGACAGACAAGGCCAAGGACTCCGCTGTCGAGTGGGTCAACTCGATGGAGAGCAGCAAATCATTCGATGATTCCGAGATTTCAGCAGCCCTTCAGCGGGTCATCGTCAAGACCCAAGACTTAAAGCAGTCGCAGGAGTTTGTCGCTATTGCGATGGAGGTTGCGCGGAACAAGGGCGTTGACCTTGCCTCTGCCACTTCTCTCTTGGAACAAGCCTATAACGGCTCTGCAAGAGGCTTGAAGCAGTTCGGGGTCGAGGTCAAAGAGGGCGCGACAGGCATGGATTACCTTCATCAAATCCAGTTGAAAGTCAAAGGTTCCGGCGATGCCTGGAGCCAGACGCTTGAAGGGCAGCGGACAGCGTTCAAAACCACGTTCGGGAACCTCCAAGAAGCGATTGGTGGCGCGATCATGCCCCTTGCCAATACCCTTCTCTCCACCATCATGCCCGCGCTCACGAAGGGCATGGAACTCATCACAAAATACACCCCGCAGATCAAGGAAGGCGTCAATGTCTTTCTGGCAACCGTTCAGAAAATCGGGGCATGGGTCATCGAGACCGTCGGGAAAATGTGGACAGCCCTGAAGCCGAGTATTGACGCCGTCATGCAGCAAGTAGGGCCGTACATCAAGGATTTGTTCGCATGGCTGAAGTCGCAGGCCCCGACGATCCAGAGGGTCTTGGTGGGGGTTGCCGAAGCGATTGGGACAGCCTTCCGCATCGTTGCCGCCGTCATTACAGGCATCGTGGACGCAATCAAGTGGGTCGTCAACAACGTGAAAAAGGTAAACGCGGACGTCAATACGGTGTTCGGCTCCAAGGGCGATGTCCTGTCCACGGGACGCACTACCGCATTCGCCGGGGTTGGCGCTCATGCTTCCGGCGGTTGGGTTGGTTTGAATGGCCCCGAGATTGCTCTCGTAGGGGAGAAGGGGCCAGAGTACATCACCCCAGCGGGACAAACGGGAGCAAATGACGGGTTGTTGCGCCAGATTCTCGCGGAACTCAGGACTCTCAATCAGTCCGTTCCAGCGTCCAGCAGGGCAACCGTACTAGCGATCACAGGAGCTGCGCGATGATCTATTTCAAGGACGCAGCCGGGACGCTGCAGACGATCAGTGAGACATCTTGTGCTGTCGGCAGAGCGCAGCAGGGGCAAGCTGCTGCTGCCTATGACCGTCAGGCATGGATTCCACAGGGTGCTGGTTGGGCGCAAGGGGATTTGACATACCAGACGGACGGAACATTCAATGCACTCACCATCATTCTGGCAGATGCGGTTCTGTTCAGCCGGGATAATAGCACATGGTCAGCATGCAAGATCACGGGCATAAGTGTACAACCGGTCAGCGGACACACGATCACGACGTACCAGGTGTCCTTCCTTGTGTCTCCTATCCGTTACGGTGTTGGTACGCGCTACCCCACGACCGGCTACCAGTGGGGAGCGGGGAGCGTGTCCATCCATCAGCACGGCTCGCTTGCGGCAAATCCGGCTATCACCCTCCTGCCGCCGACCGCCCTGTACCCGCTCATCACGGATACGGCCACGCTGGATGCAGGGATGACGTTCACGCGGGCAGCCGCCAAGGTCCACGCTGGGGTCTCGTATGCGGTCAACATTCCCATCTTCGATGCAGGTCTCTATCTCGCATCAGATACCTCATCGGACGTGGCGAAGGTGACGCTGCCGAGTGACACGCTGCGCTCTGTTTCGATGCAGATTAAGAAGACGAACGCAGCCGGCGGGTCAGCACTCACCATCTGGACAGCAGCCTTAAATAAACTGACGATCAACCTCAGCACGAACCTTATCAGCTGGACGGACGATACCACGACCGTGACAGCCACCTTCCCGACAGCCGCGTGGAGCGCCGGGACAGTCATTGACGTGGTCGCCATCGAGGACACGGCGCACGCGGTGACCCTCGCCGTCCATGCAGCGGGCGGGGCATGGGCAACGGGCGCGGGGACCCTGGCGGCGATCGCCTGGCCGGAACTGACCCTCGGCGTGCTGGAAGGTTCCCTCGCCTGGCTGACGCAGTTCCCGTATGCCCTCGCCAGCACAGAGTACCAGGCACTCGTCTACAGTCAGGCGCCGTGGAAGTTCAACACCCTGTCTATCCCGTTCCGGTCCGTCGGCACCCACGTGAAGGGCGTGGACGGCTCCCTGCTCGTTGGGGGGCGGGACAAGAGCGGCATCCTCTCGGGCACGGACCCCTCGTTCGGGGCGACCGCCGCCAACCTCACCGAAGCGGGCGGGGTTTCCTGCAGGTGGTACGCGGAACTCGGCACAGCCGATCCGACTGAGTGATGCTGGCCAGCCTCGCGCCAACTGCTGTAAAAGTCTACCCGCTCGCCGCAACCGGCATTGAAGTCCGGGCGACCTTCCATCAGGCCAACGGCGGGTCAGCGACCTATGCGCGGTTCGAGATCTCCACGGCCGCCAACTTCGCCACGCTCGACTATGACTCCGGGCAGGTGGCGATCACCGCCATCGCGGACGGGGCCGAGGGCGTCATGGTCTTCCCGTGGATCCCCACGGCGGCCGACACCTACTACTACCGCCTGTGCTTCTGGGATGATACGAATGTCAGTCAGACGACGTGGCTGACGTGGAACGGCACAACCGTCTCGACCGGCACCTCCACAGTCACCGTGCGTCCTACCTCGGATAGCAGCGTCGCGATCCCAGGCATCAGCCCAGGGTCACCGACAACACACTTCGACAAGGTGGACGAGGAATCGTCCGACGGAGACACTACGTGTCTCTATGTCAACACGGCAGGCCAAACCCGGAGCGATGTGTACAACGCCGGGTCGGGCGTGCCAAGTTCTGTCAAGAGCATCGCCAAGGTGACGGGATACGTCAATGCGCGCAAGGAAGGCGCAGGGAATGCCTATGTCACCGTCTTGCTCAACACGGGCACAGGGACGGAGCAGACAATTGGAGCGGACACTTATGGTCTCTTCAGCCAGGATTGGACGACTAATCCCGATACGTCTGCGGCATTCTCCATTGCGGAGGCAAACGCGCTCAAGGTGGGCGTCAAACTTCGCAATGCCACCGTCATGCCCCGGTGCACACAGGTGTACGCGGTCATTACCTGCAACATCTACGTGTTCACTTTTGCCGACCCCGGCGACAACGCTTTGGTCATCGGCTTCCCTGCCAACGCGACCCTCACGGCTGCGGTGAGCGGACAGGACCTGACGATGACCCTGACGCTGGACGACACCTACAGCAAGCCGCCCCGCGTTACGATGACCGTGGACGCGCAGAGCCTGGAGCCGGACACCATGACGGTCACGGGTTCCTATGCCTACACGTTTGTCGGCAGGCTGAAAGTCGCAACCGGCTGGCACCAGGTAAGCGCCCTCATCGGCAACGTCTGGACCGTGGTGAGCGTCACCGCGATCAGCGTCTATGTTCCGCCGGTGACACTCCCCGCCGACGTGCGGGTCTACCAGGGCGACCGCGAGGTCCCGGCGCAGCACGTCCATGTGTCCGAGCCATGCCTGCCGGAATACTGCACCGCCACCTTCGACACCCCGGAACCCATCCAGGGGGCCGTGGTCATCAGCGTGCAGGCGGGCGGTCTCAAGCGCTTCCCGATGGAGGTCACGCGCGTGGACGGCCTGACGGTCACGGCCTGCTCCCGGCTGAAGCGTTCCCTCGCCGAGACCATGACCCTCTCGTACCTGTCGATCGCCATGCTGGACCTCCTGCAGCTCATGGTCACCCCGTGGATCGTCCAGGGGAGGACCGACCTCATCACCGGCACGTGGGACATGCTCGACACGGAAACCACCAGGGAGGACATCGTGACGCAGATCGCCACGCGCTGCGGGGTTGCCCTGGCGGAACGGGACGGCACGATCGTCGTGCTGCCTGCCCGCGAGGACGATCTGCCCGAGGCGGTCCTTGCGGTGGACGCGAAGGACCCGACGGTCACGCCGAGCGTGAACTACGACAGCATCCGCAACGTCATCCGGCAGGCCTACCAGCTGGACCGCTACCCGATCCCGCCGAACGCCGCGACCAACCACGACGCGGCGCAGTGGACGGGCACGGCCTCCGATGTGGCGGTGAGCGCGAGCAGCATCCGCCCGCCGTCCGGGAGCGCCTACTGCCTCAAGGGCAACGGCCTCTGCAAGCGCACGGTCGCCTTCAACAAAGGGGACTATGACCTCCTGCGCTTCCGCTACTCTCCCGCGGCGCTGGGTCAGGCGCTGGAAGTCCGGCTCTACTCCGATGCCACGAACTACTGGACGAAGTCGCGGACGTATGCCGGGGCAGCGGGCGCAGGGTTCGCCGTCCTGGGGTCAGCCCAGACCGACGAGATCACGAAGACCATCACCTTCACGGCCGCCCGGCTCGCACAGGTGACGATTGCCACGACGGACCGCTGCCGCGTGCGGATCGAGCTCAAGTCCGGCGCGACCAGCCTGTGGACCTCCGGCGACAACACGACCGACGCAGAGGGCAGGATCATCCTCGTGCCGGAAGCCATCTACAAGGCGGGGACGGCCGACAGCATGGTCCTCACGTTCGGGGACCTCTATGCCGTCGGTTCCTCGTGGGGCGTCACCTGCACGAGCGTGTCGGGCAGGGAGTATTATTCGTATCTCAGCGGCACGCCGGGCGCGGACGCCATCGACTGGTCGGACACCCGGACGTACATCTTCGGCGCAACGGCAGCCATCACCACGGCGACAGGACAACCCATCAGCTGCCCTGTTCATTCTGCGAGCGCGGTACGGACCGTGCCGGACGGGGCGCTTGTCGGCTCGCAGCGGTATTACCTCCACATCGACGTCTATGCCTATGCCTCCTTTGTCGTGGGGGCGCTGAAGCGTTCCTTTGACCTCTCGCTTCCCCCGACATCGAATGATCATCCGAGCTACGGGCGGGCGTTCATCCGCGACGGGCAGCTGTGGGTGGACGAGTTCGGCGGGGCGATAACACTCATTCCCGGCGCCGACGAAGCCTACGTCATCCAGCTCCGGGCCGACATCATGCTCTAC